TGTTGGAGTATAAGAAATTACGAGACCGAGTTTACGCTTCTCGGCAGGCACCTGCTTACGAGTAGTAGCGGCATCTGTCTTGTATGACAACTTGTAAACGCCGTCGCCCTTGGTGAGCCAAGCGACACTCTTTTTGCCTGCACCCTCGACAGAACCTGAGAACTTGAAGGCAACTGGTTTTGTGCCAGTATCATCCCACTGCATTGTTGCATACAGGGAGAGGTTGGTGACAACCATGAGGTTCTTCTTCTCCTCGTCAACGATGACGATGGTGCCACGCATCTTGTAGAGCTTAGTCTCTACCGCAACGCCTGTGTACTGGGTGTCAAGCTGGCTGTCGCCAGTTCCGGACAAAGTAGCTGTCAAATCCTTCACAGCGTCCTCGCCGAACATAGCCTCCAGCAAGTCCTTCGCCTTTGATGGAACAACGAACTCGACGTTGAAGTCGCCCAGCTCTGCGGTGGTTGCCCAGTCGCCAGAGAGACCGATGACCTTGTAGTGGTTGATGGTTGGGTCTTCCATCGTAGCCTTCAGGGAGTCAACCTCAACAGGAAGCTCCATGTCAACGGTAAGCGCAAGATTGCTCTGCGCAAGGTCAACCAACGCCTTTGAGAAGAGCAAAGACTTAGGACCACAGAACACTTCCTTCAATTTGTCAATAGTAACCATAATCTTAAAATTTTAAAATTGTTGTCCTGAATGAATTAATTATCACTTTGTACGTAACCTTCCTTGTATGATTGTAACGGAGAACCCATCGCCATCGTCAGTTTGCAGCGTAACACGAGGGTTCGACACCAAGATGTTGTCCGTGGAGATAGGGAACTTTTCGAGCACAGCTCTGACCTTCTCGTCCACGGCAGCGACATCGAACGTGTTCGGATTCTTTGCCGAGACTTTATCCCGAACGTATATCTCTATCTGTGCCGTGGTCGTGTAGTCGTTGTAGCTGCCGTCGGAGTTTATCTCGTTGTTGATAATTACAGATGGTAGTTTTACGACGATATAACTATTAGGTCTGTCTTCTACAGACTTTGGCCTGTTTCGAGGATATATTTTGTCGCACACCCCCTTGACTGCGTTTCCCAAATCATAATATATGCTTTTTAAATCTACCATACCATTATGTATATTTCTTAAACTTCGAGATGTTCTTAACGTCGGTCGCTTCGGTCTTCACCTTAGCTATAGTTCCAAAGAACATGCCTGGAAGAAGATCTTGTAGCTGCGTCATAACACCATGAATATGGTTCAAATGCAAATACGGCGCATACTCAACAGGAATAATGACCAACATGTTCCACTCGGCTCTGCTGTTTGGTCTCATCTTCTTGATTCTGTAAGGACCAAGAGTAGGACCCCATTGTCCTCCGCTTCCTACTTCTCCGACGTATCTCGGATAAGCGCCAACGCCAACTGGTGTTCCGTCGTAGTAATGGGATAGAGGGTAAGCCTGTCCCTTGCGAAGTGTTTTCATTGTCGGGTTGTCGTCTTCTGTCGTGATATACTCCAACAGCTTTCCGTTTTCAAATATACCGACAGTAAACGACCTATAAGCGTTACCTGTGATAAACGACATCCCTACATTTGTGGCCACGCTAATAAACGAGTCACATAACTCCTTTGCGACAGACCTGAAAACTTCAAGGAGTTTAGCCCTTGTGTATAGATGTATTTTCGGACCTATCACGTCTCTAAACTGCAAACCTAAAGTTTCTCTTCTTGCCATACGCTATACCCTTGTGAAATCCCAGTAAACCAATGTCCTGTTGTTGTCTGGCTCGCAGTCCTTCACCATCCCGATTTCGGTGTTGTTGCCGACAGTGGAGTAGATGGTATCTCCGTCAAGAGGACATCTGCCGGCATCCCATTCGTCATATCTGACAGGAATTGATGCCTTCCTCTTGTTCTCGTCAACCTTCTTGTCTCCCTCGGTGGTGGTGTCGGTGTAGCAGCGACCAATACCCGCATAGATTACAATCTCCTTGTCCTCGCCAACTGGCACATCGTCATCGTCAGCAAACGGATCGTCCTCGTCAGACTTTCCCGTCACCTTCCTCACAATCCTTACGGTGTGAGGGTAGCGTGGGTTGTTAATGTAAGGCTTTTCCATGTCCTATCCTCCGATGATATGTGGCAATGGCTGTCCCCATGGGGTGAAGTTAGCTCGCTTCACTCCGTGGGAGACAATCCGGAAGGTGGACTTCTTCTTTAGCATCGAGCTTGGTTCGAGCTCCTTGTAGATGGCGTTGGCCTCTGCCTTCAGCTCGCTCCTGTCCTCGTCGCTCATGTCGTAGCCGCCTCCCGAATGAGTCCAGCCGTTGTCGGAGTCAGAGGTGTTGTTCACCTTGCTCGCACCGAGCACGAACCATTTCAGCATGTCGGCGTACGCCAGGCGCACCTTATCCTTGTCGCACGATGCGAGGTCGATGCCGTCCTCAAGCTCCCTGTCCACCATGATGGCTTTCAGTGCCTCCCTCGGCATCTCGAACTTCACCTTATTAATAAGGTAGTCGTTCACAGTGTAAATTCCCATCTCTGAATCCATAGTCATACAATCAAGTTACGTTTTTCACTATTATTCGTCGCCGTCCTTCTTGGTGATGTCGATAATCCAACGGTATGGAGAATCGAGCATGGCAGGAATGGAAGCGAGGAACAAGTCTGTCTTGAACTCCTGGTACAATCCGTTTGCGGTTGTCATGTTGCGGAGCAAGCCGAGACCATTGTTTGTAGTAGCCCAAGATACATCAACTAACTTGTTGCCGAGAGTCTCAAAGATACGCTTGTCAAGAATCTCCTTACGCATGAAACGCAAGCACTTGCCGGCAGGACGGAGAACGACTGTACCATTCTTCCAGCCACGCAAAGCCTCGACACTGCCGCCGAACTTCATGTTGTGCTCAACCTCGTCAACAATCTCGATGCTTGACAAGCCACGGAGGTCTGTCACAGACTGCAAGAACATCTGCTGGTTAGGACCATAGTTCTGCAAGAATGCGATGTAGTTCGCCTTCGCCCAGCTCTGATACAACTCGGCAATCTGCTTGTTCTTCAAGAATACATTGAAGTAGTCATCCTTGGTCATCTGCCATACGAGAGGGATGTCCTTGAACTCGATGTGCTCATTGCGCCAATTCT